TGTGTAGTCATATGAACTCCTTTGTTTATAGTTATATATTATTAAATTTTACCCTGTACGTCAAGTCGTAGAGCCACGCATTTCGGGTGTTTTTTTATGATAGTAATAGTAATAACTAGGGTTACCCAGAGGGTAACACATTAGATGCCGAGCGAAGCGAGGCGAAAAAAAAAATAATTCAACTGATGATAGTACAGCCCAACTTATGATAGTAAGTACCCTAGCTGTAGGAATAAAAAAAGCCCCGCTTATTCGGGGCTTTAGGAGGAAAATATAAAATTAAATTAAGCTCGTTTTAAATAATCCCTATGATTTGGATGTTCGTCAACTCTATCAATGAAACCCTTTTTGACCGCTTGTTCTGGTGTCATTGTTGAGATGTGAGCAAGATTACAAGATTTAAATAATTCGTTTAAATCACTTTGCCAAGACAATAAATTTTCTGGTGTTACACCCTCTGGAAGTACTAACTTTTTACCGCCAATAATTGTCTTAGTTTCCTTAACTGTAATTACCAAGCCCGATAAACTAGCTTTAAAATCAGCATAAGATTTAGACAATGTTGAAACAGTTTTCTTATTGCCCGAATTTCCATAAATAGTCTGGAAGATTGCTAATAAATCCGCCTTGCCAAGTCTTACTTGTTCATCACCATGCGGGTTAAATCTCTCAGTTCCCGCAACAGTATTAGGATTTTTAATCATCATAGCACCACGATTTGAAACCATTTTTGATTTACTCTCGTCAAGGTCTGAAATATACAAAGATTGCCCAATTAAAACTTGTGCAATTTTCATACTATCTCTTAATGATGCTCTTTTATTCTGGCTGAATTTATCCGCTTTGCTATAGTCCGCCTCAGGAATACCAAGGCATAAGTCCGCAAATTGTTTACAATGATTAGTTAATTCTTCAGCACTAAATTTTGTACCGCTCATTATTTGAAATTCATCATAAATAATAAACTGACAAATATAATTGGCATTATTAACAACAGCCGAATTAATACCGCTTTGTTTCTTATCAATATCTGATAAGTTATCTTTAATTTTCCCTGTTAACTGACTAGGGTTAAAAGTCGCATTTGATTTAGTCATATAATTTTTCCTTTCGGTTAATATAAGGATATTCTATAAAATTTTTAATTATTCGTCAAACGCAAACAAAAAGAAATATTAATTAATTTTAATTTTATCCCCAAACTTATCCACAGGAAAAAATGGCTGTTTTCTGGGGCAAACACAACATTATACAATGTGCGATATTCGGCGGAATACTTAGGTTTTTATATATGGTTTACAATAAGGGAAATACCCAAAGAAGAACAAACAAGGAACTAAATAGTTACAAAATTTAGGGCTGTCTTTTATGGTCTATTGCGTTAACCATGAGAACAAATCGGGAACTTTTTTTATGATAGTAAGGTACATAGAGTCACACGCCATGCGTGTGTCCATAGAGGTAGAACAAAAAGGGAACACATAGGCTACACGGATAGAACATTGATGTACGTTCTGTGAAGTCTTAGCGAGCACGCTTGCGTGCGAGCTGAAAATCCTATAGATTAATGATAGTAGCTACAACTCAACTTGCTGTAAATAAATTATTTTACTGGGGAACTCAATAAACCTTTTTGGGCTTAGGGGTATGCCAGTGCCACCCCACCCTACCCCCTATTGTGAATACGCCGTTACCACAAAAAGTAAAAAAAAGGGTGTAAACCAGTATGGCCGCACCCTTAATAGTAAATATAAAGCCCCCCTCTAGGGGTAGTAAATATATTATACAAGTCACTTCAAATTTGTCAATAATAAAATAAAAAAAGATTGACAGATTCTTGTAAAGCACTATAATAGGGTGTATGTATTTTTTATTTGGCAACATAGCACACACGCTTTAAACAACCATTAAGGCTATACGCCGTAAAAAATACACTTATTCCATTGGTGGTCTGGGGAACTCACCACGATAAACACGAGTTCCAACGATTTTACCCAATGGATTGCAATGTTTTCCATTGGTACCCTATACTTTAAACCACGGAGAACAAAATGACAACAAATGAAATGATTAGCGAATTAACAGAAACAGTAAAACACCTACAAAAAGACGTAGAGATATTAAAAAAAGATAAAGATTACCTGTATAGTAAGCTAGAAAAAGCTTATGATGACAGAATACAACTCCGTGCAGAAAATCGTAGACTTAAAAAACCTGCTATTATTAAAGCTATGGAAGTTTCTAATGAAGAAGAAGAATGTCTGGCCTGTTCAGCTTAAAAAACGACATAATAAAACAGAGTCAAGAGTTTTATAATGCTAAATCTAAAGAAGATAAGCAAAAAATACGAGAAAGTTTACAAAAAACTTTTAAAAAAGCACATAAATTTAGACATAGTCCAATGATTGACTATAAATCTATAGAAAAAATGATAAAAAATATAATTTAAATAAGGAAACCACATATGTACGGAAGATTAGGAAAAAAAACTACTAAAAAAATGGCAGGAATGAAGAAAAGACTTGGTAAAGGTGGTACGCCTAAAGCTAAATCTGCAATGATGAAGATGAAAGCTGATAAAAAAGCTAAAAAATCTAAATCTATGTATGCCAACTAGAAATTATAAAAAAGAATACGCTAATTACCATTCAAAACCTACTCAAAAGAAAAGAAGAGCAGGTAGAAATAAGGCAAATCGTCTAAAAGGTAAGAATGGTATGGATGTTCATCATAAAGATGGCAATCCTTTAAATAACTCCCGAAAAAACCTTGCGGTTACATCAAAGAAAGCTAATAGGTCTTTTGCAAGAAATAAAAAAGCAGGAAAAAAATGATATTTGAAAAAGCAGTATACACAGAAAGAGATGGATGGCATTTAAGACCAGAGCCTACAGATTGTGGTGTATGTAAAACATGTGGTCATGCTTGTCATTGTTCAAATGGTGGGTCATGTTGTGGCGGCGAATGTCAATGTAATTGTTGTGAACACGATGGCTAAAAAGAAAAGCAAGTCAACAGTTAACAAAGCAGGTAATTATACAAAACCTGGAATGCGTAAAAAGATTTTTAATCGTATCAAAGCTCAAGCTAGTCATGGAACGGGTGCGGGCAAATGGTCGGCAAGAAAAGCCCAGGCATTGGCCAAGGCTTATAAGAAAGCAGGTGGAGGATATAAATAATGCCAAGAACACTATCAAGTAAGCAGAAAAAAATAGCAAGAGTAGCATCACCAAGAAATAAAATAACTGGTGCTGACTTTAAAGCATTAAGAAAAAACAAAAGTAAAAATGGCACTAGCAAAAAGTCAAAGAAGCCTTAAGGCTTGGGGCAAACAAAAATGGAGAACAAAGAGTGGTAAAAAAAGCTCTGTTACTGGTGAAAGATATCTTCCAGAAAAAGCTATCAAAGCTCTTACTCCTGCAGAGTATGCCGCTAGTACTAAAGCTAAAAGAAAAGCTAAAAAAGCAGGTAAACAAGTTTCTAAACAACCAAAGCGAATAGCAAAAAAAACAAGAGCATATAGAAAATTTTCGTGAAACGAACAATAACCCAAGACATAATATCTTGGTCTAAAAATTTTCTTGAAAAGCCAAACAAGGATTTAGGTGGTAAACCTGTATGTCCTTTTGCTAAAAAAACAAGAAAAGAAAATAAACTACGAATAGTTGAAACAAAAGAATCAGAAGATTTTTTAAATAAACTAGTTGATGAATGTAAATCATTTGGTGACAATGATGTAGTTATTGTTGCTTGTGATGACATGACAATAACATCAGATGAACTTAATAATTATGTTCATGCCTTAAATAAAGTTTTTGTAAGGGATGATGTATACTTAATAGCAAGTTATCCCGATGATGAAGTTATAGAGTTTCTTGAAAGTGATGACTTTGAACCAGATAATAATTTTTACATGGTTCTAATTCAAAGCTATCAGAAGCTTGAAGATGGTAGTTCATCTTTAAGCAAAACAAACTATTACGAACATTGGTCAGATGAATATTATGCTGACACTGTGCTTGTAAGAAAACAATATGGAGATATTCATGGCAGGAATGAAAAAAAGAGCTAAAAAAACTAATGGCAAAATGATGATGGGTGCTAAAAAAATGCCTATGGCTAAAGGTAAAAAAGGCATGAAAAAAAGAGCTAAAAAGAAATAGTGCTAGATAGTCAAAAAAGAAAAATTAAAAAAGTGATAAAGGGCTTATCAAAAGCATCTAAGTCACATAAAAAACAGGCTAATACACTAAAAAAAACTTTAAATGGCAGACCCAAAAAAAGGAACGGGTAAAAAACCCCCAGGCAGTGGTCGTAGATTATATACTGACGAAAATCCAAAAGATACAGTTAGGATAAAATTTGCAACAGAAGCTGATGCTAGAGCAACAGTAGCAAAGGTTAAAAAGATAAAAAAACCATTTGCAAGAAAGATACAAATCTTAACTGTTGGAGAACAGCGAGCTAAAGTTATGGGTAAAACCGCAGTTGCTAATATATTTAAAAAGGGAAAAGAAAGTATAAGGAATGCGAAAAGAACATAAAAGCAAGACTGGTGGATTAACTGCGGCAGGTAGAAAGTACTTTAAAAAAAAAGAAGGTGCTAACTTAAAGCCTCCAGTAAAATCAGGAGTCAATCCACGCCGAGTTTCTTTTGCCGCCAGATTTGCGGGAATGAAGGGCCCTATGAAAGATGAAAAGGGCCGCCCGACCAGGAAGGCACTGGCCCTCCGCAAATGGGGATTTCGTAGTGAAGAATCTGCTCGTAACTTTGCTAAAAGACATAAGAAGAAAAAATAATGGCTAGACGAGGATTGTATGCAAACATCCATGCTAAAAGAAAGCGTGGAGAAAGAATGAGAAAGAAAGGTGAGAAAGGTGCACCTACAGCTTCACAATTTAAAAGAGCTAAACAAACTGTAAGAAAAAAATAATGCCACTATACGAATATGAAAATAAAAAAACAGGAGAAAGATTTACAGAACATCTTCCAATACATAAAAGAAACAATCCGTGTAGGTCTCCTTTTATTAGAAGAGTTATTACTGCTCCTAACTTATCTATTATATCAGATGTGGGTGGAAAAGAAGATAAAGCCAGAGAACAAATATTACAAGCGGCAGAAGATGGGTACAAAGAACGAGAGATAAAAGAAGAATTAGGTATAAAGAAAAATCCAGATTGGGTAAAAGAAAAAAGAATAAAAAAGAAACAAAAGAGGCAATGGCTGTAAATGCTACCAAGTAAAAAAGAAAATAAAGAATTAACAGAACAACAACAAAAATTTATTGATGCTTTATTTGGAGAAGCAAATGGAAGTCCAAAGAGAGCAGGAGAGATAGCAGGTTATTCACCATTTTCATATAGTAAAGTTGTTAAATCTTTAAAAGATGAAATACTAGAAAGAGCAGAATATTCTTTAGCATTTAATTCTGCAAAAGCTGTAAAAGGATTGGTAAATGCTTTAGATGATGATGGAACTACTCCAGGAGCTAATATACGCATGGAAGCGGCAAAACAAATTTTAGATAGAACTGGTCTTGTTAAAAAAGAAAAGATTGACATTACTGGAAAAATGGCTCACGGAATATTTATATTACCACCTAAAGATGGAACTAATCAAGCGTAAAGCAAGAACAATACCTTTCGGATATAAGTTAGCAGAAGATACAAAGTATTTAGAACCTATACCCGAAGAGTTAGAAGCTCTAGAACAAGCTATGAAATATTTAGAAAGCTGTTCATATAGAGAAGTGGCTAATTGGTTAAAAGCAAAAACTAAAAGACCAATCAGTCATGTAGGATTAAAAAAAATATTTGATAAATGGAAGAACTTAAACCACCAAAGCCAAAAGCAAACCTCGGAAGAAAACGAGGTAAGCCTCAAGGAACAAGAAACTTTAGCAGTGCAGTAAAAGCAAAAATATCTGCACAAAGAACTTTAAGAGAGCAAAATAAAAAAATAATAAAAGCTCAAACAGAGTTTCATAATGCTAAAAAGAAAAAAGAAAATTTATTAAAAGCAGACGATGCATTAAAAGGTAAAGAATCTACAGTATTAACAACAAACGATGTAGAAACTCTTACACCAAAAGTTCAAGAACACATAAATGAAAATGTTGTATTTAAACCAAACGATGGCCCACAAACAACATTTTTAGCGGCATCTGAAAGAGAAGTATTTTATGGTGGAGCAAGAGGTGGTGGTAAATCATATGCCATGCTTATTGACCCACTTCGATATTGTGATAAACAACATCATAGAGCATTATTAATTAGACGTTCTATGCCAGAACTTAGAGATATGATTAATCATTCTCAACGTTTATATTCACAAGCATTTCCAAATGCTAAATGGAGAGAGCAAGAAAAAGAATGGCGATTTCCATCTGGAGCTAGAATTGAATTTGGTTATGCAGAAAATTTAACAGACGTTCTTCGTTATCAAGGACAGTCTTATACTTGGATAGGTATAGATGAGTTACCTCAATATCCTACTCCAGAAATATACAACTTTTTACGTTCCTCCCTAAGAAGTGTAGACCCAGAGATACCTGTGTTTATGAGAGCTACAGGCAATCCAGGTAACGTAGGTTCTGGATGGGTTAAAGAAATGTTTATTGACCCAACAAACCCAGGCAAACCCTTTGACGTAGTAGTAGATACTGTAGCAGGACAAAGAAAAATTACAAGAAGATTTATACCTGCTAAGTTACAAGATAATCCTTATCTAATGCAAACAGATGATTATCTTATTATGTTGTCATCTTTACCAGAAGTACAACGTAAACAATTTTTAGATGGAGATTGGAGTGCATTTGAAAACTCTGCTTTTCCAGAGTTTGACCCAATAAAGCATGTTAGTGAACCTTTTGAAATACCTCGTAATTGGCATAGGTTTCGTACTTGTGACTGGGGTTATGCTTCTTATGCTTGTTGTTTATGGATTGCTATTGATTTTGATAACAACTTATGGGTATATAGAGAACTATACACACAAAGAGTAACTGCAGATATATTTGCACAAAAAGTTTTAGAAGCAGAAAGAAATGAGTATGTAAGATATGGAGTTCTTGATTCATCAACTTGGGCAAGACGAGGAGACGTAGGGCCTAGTATAGCTGAAACAATGATACAGCAAGGATGTAAATGGAGACCATCAGATAGGTCACCAAGAAGTCGAGTAAATGGTAAATTAGAATTACATAAACGTTTTTCCGTAAGTGAAAAAACTGGTGAGCCTGCTTTAAAAATTTTTAGTAATTGTAAAAATTTATTAAGAACTTTACCTTTACTTCCTGTAGATAGAAATAATCCAGAGGATGTAGATACAGATGTAGAAGACCATGCATATGATGCATTACGTTATGGTGCAATGTCAAGACCATTACATCCAAATGCATATAACAATGATACATATCTGCAAACACAAAAAGAAAAAATATTTAAACCTGCTGACCGAATATTTGGATACTAATGATACCAGAAAAAATTAAGATAGGTTATAAAGAATATAGGTTAGAAAAATGGAAACAAACTGTTGCTAGTGCAAATGAAGCACAAGGACAGTTTTTTGCAAAAGAAGGTATCATCGGATATACAGATGATGAAAAAGGAGTTTCTCATGCTAACACATTGTTACATGAAATAATACACGCAATAGTGTATCAATGGAATATAGATGTTGGAGAGAAAGAAGAAACTATAGTTAATGGTTTAACGAATGGTTTAACAACAGTCTTAGTAGATAATCCTAAATTAATAGATTATTTAAAAAAGAATATAAAGGAGGGCTAGATGCCACAACCAGTATTGACAAAATATAAACAAGGAGACCTTGGTGCGGATTATTCAAAAGATACTCCAGTTGGTGAAAAAATTGATATGTCCATACATGCTAATGATGAAACCAGACCAGATTCGTTTCCTAAACAACAAAAGAAAACAAACGTAGACCCATCTTTTAATAGAATGGCTGATGAAAAAGATTACTAGGAGGTAATGATGAACATACTAAAAAAATATACTCAAGGTGAAGTTTCAGAAGTAGCTGATGGTGCACCTGCAAAAGAAAAACCAGATGCAAGTATTTTAAAACAATACACGCAAGCTGAAGTTTCTGCTGTGCCAGATACACCACCTGCAAAAGAAAAGCCAGATGGAAGTATCCTAAAGAAGTATACTCAAGGTGAATTATCAGACGCACAAGAAGCAAAGTAAAAAATGGCTGATGACCAAATTATTGTTTTGGGTGATACCGAACAAGAAGATGCATATAATAGTTTAGCAAGTGTTATAAAAGCTAAATTTCAAGCATCTGAAAATGCTAGACAATTTGATGAAAAAAGATGGCTAAGAGCTTATCGTAACTATAGAGGTATCTATGGTAATGACATGGCATTTACAGAAAGTGAAAAGTCAAAAGTATTTGTTAAAATAACAAAAACAAAAGTCATGGCCGCTTATGGTCAAATTATCGAAGTATTATTTTCTAGTGGTAAATTTCCATTAGGTATCGACCCTACAGTTATGCCAGAGGATATTGCAGAATATGCTCATGTAGCTAAAGAATCACAACCTGCTGAAGAGCAAGAAGTGAGAAGTCCATATGGATTTCCTGGTGATGGTAATGATTTAGAACCAGGTGCTACATTTGATTCTATATTAGGCGGATTAAGAGAGGAGTATGGAAAAGCTAATTTTTCAGAAGGGCCTTCAAAAGATGGTAGGTCAGAACCTCAAATTAGTCCTGCAGAAATATCTGCAAAAAATATGGAAAGACTTATTCATGACCAATTAGGTGAATCAAGTGCTACATCTGTATTTAGACATTCATTATTTGAAATGGCTTTATTAGGTACAGGTATTGTTAAAGGGCCTTTTAGTTATGATAAACTTTCTCATAAATGGGAAAAAGATAGAGAGACAGGTACAAATGTTTACAATCCAAAAAGTAAATTAGTACCAAGAATAGAAGCAGTATCTTGTTGGGATTTTTATCCAGACCCAGATGCTGTTACAGTTGATGATGCAGATTATATAATAGAAAGACATAACTATACAAAAACTCAACTTAGAGATTTAATGAATAGGCCTTTCTTTAGAGCAGATGCTGTAAGAGAATGTTTAGCCATGGGGCCTAACTATGAAGCTCGTGGATATGAAAGTTCTTTATTAGATAGAGAAACAACTGATGAGTTTGATAAAAACAGATATGAAATTTTAGAGTTTTGGGGATACCTAGATAAAGAGTTAGCAGAACAAGCAGGTCTAGAGATAGACGATGATATGGATGAATTAGATGAACTATCTGTAAACTGTTGGGTATGTAATGGAAAAATACTAAGATTAGTTATAAATCCATTTACTCCTGCAAGACTGCCTTACATGGTATGTCCATATGAAATAAATCCATATCAATTTTTTGGTGTAGGTATTCCAGAAAATATGGATGATGCACAAACAATTATGAATGGTCATGCAAGAATGGCTATTGATAATCTTGCCCTTGCAGGTAATCTAGTATTTGATGTCGATGAGACAATGCTAGTACCTGGGCAAGATATGAAAGTATTTCCAGGTAAAATATTTAGAAGACAAAGTGGTCAACCAGGACAATCAATACATGGTGTTAAGTTTCCAAATACAGCAAATGAAAACTTAATGATGTTTGATAGATTTAGACAGTTAGCTGATGAATCTACAGGTATACCATCTTATTCACATGGAACAACAGGCGTTCAATCTACAACTAGAACTGCCGCAGGTATGTCTATGCTAATGGGAGCGGCGGCTTTAAATATAAAAACAGTAGTAAAAAATATTGATGATTATTTATTACGACCACTAGGCGAATCTATGTTTGCTTGGAACATGCAGTTTAATGAAGATACCCCAGAGATAAGAGGAGACCTGGATGTGAAAGCACGAGGTACTTCATCATTAATGCAAAAAGAAGTAAGGTCTCAAAGATTGATGACTTTCTTACAAACTGCTTCTAATCAAAACCTTGCACCATTTGTAAAATGGCATTCTGTATTATCAGAGATTGCAAAGTCACTTGATATAGAACCAGAAAAATTAATTAACGACCCAGAACGGGCGGCAATATTTGCAAAAATAATGGGGATGGCAAATGGAAATCAACAAAATGAAGGCGATGGTCAACAGCCCAATGTGGCCCAATCTGGAGACGTACCTCCAGGAGCAAATCCAAATGACCCAACTGGCGTTGGAGGTGGCAACATCGGAGTTGGAGGTGTACCGCAAGCAGGGGAGACTGGCTTCACTCAGAGAGCTACTGGCACTCAAGGAACAACTTAATAAGAAAAAACAATGGTAACAGGAACAAACTTACAATTAACATACGATGAAAATACAGACTCTTGGAGTTATCAAAATGTAGATTATGAATATCCTGGAACTCCAGGAAATAGTTGGTCTGGATTTACATCACCAGACCCAGATTTTGAATATGTACCAGAGACACCAGATGCATCACAACCAGATACAGACCCATGTCCTGCAGGTTACATGTATGATGAAACATTAAAACAATGTGTTCCAGACCCAGATTATAGAGCACCTTCATATTATGGTGAACCAGAAACTACTGGAGGCGGTAGTGATAATTTTGAAGATACAAATAAAATACCATCAAATCAAGTAAAAGATTTTTGGATATCAATGAAAGATAAAGTAATACCTGCAGGTCAACCAGGTGCAGGTATGACAGGATTACAAGCTTATATTCAAAATTTAGATGACAGAGGTTTTACAAAAGTTGGTGATGATGGAAAATTATACTTTAAAAAAGATAATTTAGGTTCTTCTCTTGCAGGAGCGGCATTATCAAGAATTGGTTTAGGTGGTGAGCCAGATGCAAAAACAAATCAAATTATAAAAGATTTATCACTGATGGGTGCAATAAATCAAGCAAACATTGTTTCAACAGGGGTTGATGCAGAAGGTAATTTAAATTTAGATTTAGCAGGTAATTTAGAAATTAGTAATCAAGCAAATATGTTTCCAACATATAATTATGATGGCAGACAAGGTGATTTTCTTGGTGTTACTGATACATCGGGTGTAACAGCTATGCCAGATTATGATATAGGCGGAAATATAGTATTAGGTTCTACTTGGACAAATTATATAAATAAACTATTTTCACCAACAAGTACAGATTCAACAACAGGATTTCAAAGTTCTACAGACACTTCTAATTTAGAAGATAGTACGTCTGATTTACTTGTTGAAGAAAAAATAAAAGAAGAAAAATTAAAACAAGAAGAAATAAAAACAGAAAAAGCAAGAAAAGAATTTGCAGAAATGCAAGAAACTGAAAAAGGTAACACTATTGTAGATAAAGATACAGGCGACACTTATACAAAAGTTACAAATAATCAAACTGGCGGTGGAGGTTCTCAAGGATTTACATTTACAAGTCCAGACCCTAAACCAGTAACACCTAAAGATTATAAAATCCCAGGTGGGAGAACAGTTCAAGTAGGCCCAAGAGCAGGAGTTATGGCTCCTCAACCACCACAAGGGCCTGCAGGTGGGCCAAATTTAACAAATAGGTAATAGGAGAAAAATATGCCACATGTACCAGGACACGGAGGAATGATGAGTAACCCTATGGGGCAAGAAGCTCCTATGGGTCAACCAATGCAACAACCAAACACTATGGGTAAT